CCGTCATAATTTAATGTAGTTTGTGGTGGTTGACCGCATTCTTTACACTTCACTTGTACTCCTTGTATAAAAACACTGGTGCATGTGGTAATCCAAGTCCTTCAATATTGTAACTGTAATGATCCCATGCGTCCATTTCTTCCATGTTGTCATGCTTCATCAATGCGTCAATGATAAGCTGTACATCATAAACTGCTCTAGCTTCTATACCTACACTTGTTACATAACCTACATATGCTTCATTAAATTGCTCACGTGGTTCTAGTATTACTGCTTCTGGATTAAGATCAGCTAACTCTTTTATTGTGCTTGGATATAAAGCTGTGTGATAATTATTAGAAGGGTGCTTCATCTTTACCAATGTCATTCATATCACGTGGCTTAACATCTACTTGTGGCATGTACCAAACTTCTGGTGCTTTTTTGTCATTGGCATAGCTATCTATGTACCAAATTCTACAGTCTCTAGTCTTGCACTTGTAGTCTGGGTAAGTATCTTTTACTTTACCACTAGCTTTGTCTGCTCTGTTATCCCACACTTCATTACCGCATGTCATACATTGTGGTTTAAAAGTAACACCAACTTCAGTTTCCATTACGTCAGCTACACGCTGTTCAACTGGTTGTGCATTTATGTCATCAGTTTTCTTTTGTTCTTCTTCTAATTTCTTTTGGACACTAGGTGAAGGTTGATAAGTATTTTTCTCCTGTACTTCTTTTCTAGGAGTTTGTGTTTTTGTCCCATACTGTGCTTCTTCCTCCACTCTAGCAACCTTTTGCATTTCTTCCTGGCTTGGTCTTTTCTTAGCTTGGTATTTCCAATTAGCTAATGCACGACCAATAGCGGAAGTCTCGCAATTCTCTATCCATGCTACTAAGTTTGCACCTTTACCTTGTTGATCTTGTGCTATACCAGTAGCAATAGGATTGCTATCATCTTTGTCTGCATAGATCATAGCTTTAATTACTATTGATTGGTGATCAGATGATACAGATATTTCTTCTGTCCATATTCTACCGTTTGGATTATCCTTCCAAAACTTTTTAATTCTATCTTCTACTAAGTCATAATCATCTAGATTAAATTTCATTCGTTGTCCTCCTCGTTGACATCTTGTACTTTATCTATATGGTATTCTACCCATACTTTTGTTTTTTTTCCAACCTTATATTGTTGTAGTAAATCAGTAATGCTTTGTTCCATGTGATTAAATATTGTATCAAATATTTCTTCTGCTTCTTCTTTCGTATCAGCAGTCACAATAAAGTCACGTGTACTCATATCAGTAAACATAACTCTGTACTCTTGATCATGCACACTTGGTTTACTCATAGCAATTTCCTTCTATTGTACAACACAAGTTTGTATCATTAAAAGTAACACTACAACATTTATAAGTTTGACAAGTGTTGCAAAAAGTTACATAACTCATTCTTCTTCCTTTTTTCTGTACAATTCTTCTTTTAAATCTGATTGTATTTCATCAACTTGTGCTACTTCGTCATCATCTATTGCCAAATCAGTATTCATCATCTCGTTGTAATCAGTTACATAACTCATTCTTCTTCTCTCTTTTTATGTTCTTCCAACGCTTCAATCATCTTAGTGTTATAGTCTGACACAAATTGTTGCGTTAGTAATGTTACTTTTTCAGGATCTGCCTTTGACATTTGCATTGTTAACTCTGCTCTCATGCCACCACAAGCGTTAGCCATAGCTACCGCCCAGCTTTTCATCTCCTTCTTATCTTCAAATAAATTCAAACTTTAGTCACCTGCTCTTTCTTCACGTACAAATACATAATGCACTATGTTATTATAGTTTTCTATTGATTGTACATGAAGATTGTGCTTTAGCAAGTATCTTTGTAGTTCACCTGTGCTGTCAATATACATTACGTTATTATTTTTGACAACAATGAAACCACGACCGCTATCAGCAACTAGCTGTTTGAGTTCTGGTATCAGTACCTCGTTCATATTTAATATCTCCCACTCTTAATATTAGTACAAATTTATATAGTTTGTGAAGATTTTTTAAAAAACACCAGATCAAGTTTAATGACCTGGTGCCAAGCAAATGGGTAAAGGAGGAAACCCCATTTGAATGTAAGAATACTTGACATTAATTATACCATACTGTATTATGGGTAAATCAGATAACATCATAATGTTGTCTCCTTAACTGACAAATAAAGCGGTCTTGCAAGACCGCTTTTGTCTTTATAATATCTTTAGATTATCCCAACCCTTAGCATTAACTGTAAAGGTTAACACTCCAGGGTGAGACCACATACCGCTACGTGCAGTAAAATCTATAGACTTGTCTAATGACGGTGACTGAAACCAAGTACGATCGCCTTGTTGTTTACTTCTAAAATGATGATAATGTCCAGTGATAAGGATTTGACATTCACCTGCTGGAAGAAAACCATACATCTGTCCCTTCCACCAGTTCTCTATCTTTGCTTCTGCGTTGCCAGATCCACTGCTCATGTGACCATGTGTCCAACCACAACTGATACCTTTAATCTCCATGACTTGATGAAAACCGTCTGGTATTTCTACTGATACTTTGCTATATCGTTCTGGATTAGCACCCATAATTTCTTCACATATCTGTAAGTGCATAGTATCAGAGTTATCTAATCTACTGGTAAGTACTTGACCTTTACCAGCTCTTGTAGTTTCACCATGGTTACCTGGTGCGCCAGCTAATACTAACTTATCTGCTAATGGTAAGAATGTATCTATTGTTTTCATTATCATTGACCTAGCTAATGCGTATTGCTCAATCAGTGTGAGTTCGACATTGAAAGGCATTGACGAGTAGTAAGACTGCGAACAGTTTTCTGTGAGGTCACCTAATCCTATCATATATATTTCATCTATCTCTACACCTATCTTGCGTAGTTCTTTGATACGGTTGACTGCGTCTTGTAATGCTACGTCATATCTTTTAATAGTGTTCTCAACTCCGTAATCTTTTTTACCAAGTTGCCAGTCTGCCATAAAGAATAAGAATGCTGTGTCTCCACCTTTTGTTTTAGTTTTTAACGGTGGTTTTTTCTTTGCTTGTTTAAATAATTCTTTGAAGTACTTGTCGTGACCACGAGATTTCTTTTTAACAAGTCCTTTAAATGCGTAAAAGGTTTCAGTCTTTCCACCTTTAAGCTGTACTTCCCAACTAGATGAACGTACTGTACCTTCTATCTCATAATGTTCTGGATCATATCCCCAACCTCTAAGTATATCATCAAACTTATTGTGATAATTAGGATCTGTTCCAACGTGTGTAAGTTCACCTTGACCATTCTGTTCGTTAATCTCTATTCCAGGTTGCCACCCAGATTTATAGAAATTATTTCCCCAATCTTCCTTGGTTGTTTTAGGCATTATACCTCCTTGTAGCCCTGTTGGGACCAGTATATTAGCTTATTTTTTTCTTTGCGAATGTTTTAATTACAGATAATGCTGCACCACCGCCAGCTATCGCTGCGATTTGCAAGGCATTTGCGTCAACGCCTGCCATTGGTGAAATAACTAATGCACCAATAAATGCTTCGATAAATGTCCATACGGCACGCTCTAACATATCTTTAAGATCTTCACTCATTTAATTAACCTTCCTAGTTTTAGTTTGTTTTCTATGTTTTCTAACTTCTTAATTATAACATCTAACTTACTGTCTATTGTATCAACAGGTTGTGACACTTCTTCTTTTACTGGTCCTGCATTCTTCTCTATGATCCATTGTCTCCAGCTATCTCCTGGACATGATGTTTGTTTAAATGATGAGTGTGGTCTTAGTTCTCCACCGACTTGTTCGTATAACCACTCAATAGATTTAATAGCTTTATCTGAAGGTTTGTCGGTAGGTTTGCTACCACCAAGCCAGCACACAGCAACATAATGCTTGTTATTGTAGTTAATCTCTTGCCTACTATTGCCACCTTGTGCCGCACTTCTGTTTCCAAATCCTCTGCCTTCATAAATCTGTCCTGTATCTCCTACCAAAAAGTTATATGCTACATCATTCCAACCTCTGTCAACCTGATGTAGTCTTTGTATTGTCTTGCATTGATCCATTTCTGCCTGGTTACCAATAGCAACAGGATAAGCAGACCAATGTATTACTAAACCTTTTACTTCTCCTAGCTTACTAAAA